TTGTTAAACCAGTAAGCGTACCTACACTTGTAATATTTGGTTGTGCATTAGTTGTTACTGTACCCACTGTACCTGCACTTAATGCGTATGTTGCATTAGCTACAGTTCCAGTTACATTAGCACCCGGGATAGCTGTTAGTCCTGAGCCATTACCTGTAAATACACCTGTATTGGCTGTAACATTCACCCCGGTAATTGTTCCATTAACCCCTAATCCAGACAATGTACCAACACTAGTAATATTGGGTTGTGCGTTTGTTGTTACCGTACCGGCTGTTGTTGCTGAACCGGCTGTTGTTGCTGAACCGGCACTAACTGAATATGTTGCATTAGCTACTGTTCCACTTACATTAGCACCTGCCACACTGTTTGCTGTTGTTGCAAATGAAACTGCTCCACTTACGTTAGCTCCAACTATATTAAATAAACCATTAGCATTACCAGCTAAGAAAGGAGTAGTCATTACTCCGGTTACTTCATTAAAGGTAAAGCCAGCGATGCCACCAAATGCGCCATTGTCATTGTATTGAATTTGAGTGTTACTACCACCTGGTGTTCCATTACCGCCTCCACCACCAACAGCCCAATCTAAATTACCAGTACCATCAGTTTGTAAAAAATATCCATTAGTGCCACCTGTAATTTTTACATTTGATACATTACCTAATGAAAGATTAGATCCATCGTATATAGCTGTAGGGATTCCACCAAATTGTAAGCTTGATACCTTATATTGCAAAGTACCAACGTTACCTGCAGGCGCAGATCCGCCAGTAGTGCCCACTGTTAATTGAATATCAGTAGGCGTAATTGTAATCTCGTTAGGCTCAACAGTAAAATTAATACTGTTATTGCTAACGGTAAAATCTAAATTAATATCGCTCATATTATTGGTACCTTACGATCATTCCAATTGGTTCTTTACTTACATTAGATAAACCACTTAAATCATCTGTTCGTGTAACACTCAATGTAACAACTACAATATTTGTATTTGCCGCACTGTTTGCTAAACTAATTATTGGTGTTGGATTAGGACTACCTGTACCACCAGTAAGAGTTGATGGAATATATAGGTATCCAATACCACTAGCCGCTGTAGTAAATGTTGATGTTAACGCAGAATACGCATTTGCCGTTGGTTGTGGGCTAGTCAGTGTTAAGTTACCAATATTAATATCAGTACCACTTGCATCATATGTAATTGTATCTGCAACATAAAACTTTGCAGTTGTACCCAATATCCAACCAGTTGTATTGATTGGATCTCCTACACTATCAGTAAACTGAAAGGGGAAGGTGTATGCCTCACCTGTGTATATTTCTATACAACTCATCTCTGTACCAGCAATGGTAATTGTTTTTGCGCCGTTTAATAGTAAACTCATTTTGTTGTTTCCTTATATCTATTTATTGTTTTTAAAAGTATATTTTATAACACACCTTTAATATTTGCCTTTGAGTATTTCATTTTCATTATATACTACTGTTACACGAGTGCTACCGGTAATATTTCTCATAATCATGCCGGCACCGTCTGTATTTGAATTAACATTATATCTTGTATCAGAATAAACTGTTGTTGGTTGATTTGCAATTAAATTGTATGTTTGCATTAATGAGGTATCAGCAAAAATACTACCGGGCTCTACATCTACTGTGTAAAAGGGAACCATTTGGATAATAGCATTTGCATTACTAACAACAGTTCCATCGCTAATTAAACGCATATATTCTGTGCCAGGAGTAAAGACTGTACCTACATTTTCATAGTTTATAGGATACCATCCGTCAGTGCCTGCATTCATATATAAAAAACAAGCATATGCTGGATTAAATGAACTTGTGCTATTTGCTAGATAACCATTGGCTGTAGTGCTGGTATTTTGATAATAAGGATATATATAATTAGTTCCTACGGTAGTGCCATTCATATATATGGGATCATTTACGTTTGCTGTAGTTACATCAATGGGCATGGTAACTGTGTTAGCACCAACATCGGGAATTGATACTGTCCAAAATATTAATGATTCTTCTACACTAAGGCCAGGACTCATATTATTAAATGTAACACTATTAGATTGTAAGTTAGCACCCCAATTATAAACTGAACTGCTAAGACTTGCTCTACCCGCTAATTCATTTCTAGCAGTTGTACTAAAATAATAGTTACCTATAGGTAAGTCATTGATTTCAATACTAACTGTCTGTCCATTTGTATATGGCGTCCCATCAGCAAGCTGTGTACTTGTATAAGATTTATGTGCGGCAACGTTGCCGTTACTACCATAATTAAAATCCATATATAGTGTTGATCCATTTGCAGGAACGTTACTGCTAACCGTAAAACTAGTAACAGCACCACTGTTTGCTAATGTGTTTGTTGTGATAATTGGAGTTGATGGACGATCAAAGATGTTAGGATCAGTTAGTCCTGTATTTGCTTCTGGAATAAAATCTAATAATGCATTGTCAGCATAAACACTTGCATTGTATTCAAACGCCGTTATTCTTGCACCTAAGAATCCATCAGGTGTTTTTGTTTCTTGTACTTGCGAAACACGGAATAGTTTATCTGTCCAACCATATTCTGCTAATGTAACACGAACAACATCACCAGCAACAACTTGTATACCACTATAGTCTAAGTTACAACTAATTGTTAAATCTTCACGACTTTGTAGTAATCTACGCACACCCAAATATACTGCACGAATGTAGTTATTGATTTGTGGATATTGAACAGTTAATCTATTGTCTGGTTCATTTGGACTTAACAAGCTAGGATCATACCATGCTGTGCCAACTGTTGTTAAATCAACAACTTTGTAATCTGTTTGGTCGTTGATGTTTGCGTTTGGGTATTGCACTTCTAAACTGTTGTATGTTTGATTCAAGTCAAGTGGATTAATCTCAATACCACCAATCAACACTGAGCTATCAACATGGTAAAGATCACCGGTTGAACCAGTGTATGGTTTATTCATTACAATAGTCCACTTACCGGTCAATTCACTGTATTGCAGCCAACTGTCACATGCATCAGCTAATTGCTGTAAGTTGCTTAAGCAATTGTCGCCCGTATTGACTGGACCGTCTATGCGATATCTTACTTGAGTAGTCGTACCGCCACCAACGGGTACATATGTAATTGTTTGGTCACTATATACATCTAGTGCAGTTAAACTAGCTGTATCAATGTTTGCTACATCAATGGCACAACCATATACTGTATCAGTCATGTAATCAAGAAATACTTCGCCTGGTTTAGTCAATGTATTAGTTAACTCAACGCTCAATCTTGGCATTTGTTGAGCATCTTGCACATCTTTGTTATAGATAACTTTTACAACAATAAAACATGTATTATTCATTATATCAGTACTTGTCCAACGATCTGCAACTGGAATGCTAGCATCTGACAATATTGTTATAGCAGTTGTGCCACCTGTATTCACACCACTACTACTACCATCACTAAATTGATATATCCAAGCATATCCATCAATTGTTGTATCTACTTGTGGTGTAGTTGCATTAGTTGTTAGACTTACAACTTTATTGTTTGCGCTATAGTCTCCTGCGCCCAATGTAACTTGTTTACCATTCCAGAATATTTTACCAAAGCTCATTGTTCCTGAACTTGCTTCAGACAAACTGAAAACATAATACATTGTCTTTTGGTCTGTAGTAATCTTAGCATCTGTAACCGTAGGTGCTAAAAATGCAGTTCCATAACTTACTGCAAGTTTGTTATTTGTTGCTGGACCTAATTGAACACGTGCGCCAACATCACTTGCGCCGGCGCTTTTCTTATTTGCTCTATTAGCAATTAATGAACTAATTGCGACAGTTACTAATGTGCGAACTACAAATGCACCTATTGAAGCGGCGGCTGCGGCACCAAATCCTATTGCTGTCGCTACTGCTGCCACGCCAGCGGCGATTGCTGTAAATACTGGCATCTTAAATACTCCAAGTTGTTTCTATAGGTTTTAAACCAAATCTACTGTAATCTAGTTTTTGACCTTCCATCTGACTCATTGTATAATTTACAATGACGCCATCATCTTTTAATTCATCACAACGTTCAACATACTTTGCAAGCAATCTATAGCCTGCAGTTGATCCACGATATTCCGGTTCAACCCAATATGCTATCTCACTCATTATAAGTTTGTTTGCATCCCACATGAATGGGCTTTTGATTGCTAATAACATACCTGTTAATTTATTGTCTTTTTCACTAACGAACGCAACACCTAATCCAACGATGATTGCTGTAAGTATTTTCATTCCTGTTTCTTCGTTCTCAACACTTAGTCCTTTAATTGCACCACTGTCTCTGTAATGACGCAACATTTCTGCTAATTGCGGTATGTCAAATTTATTTGCTAATCTTATTTTCATTTATTAATATCCTTGGCCGCCGGTGAATGTATCTTGTGCAACTTGACTTGCATCTGTTGCGGCTTGACTTTGTGTAGTTGCACCTTGCTTTGGTTCTTTACCAAAGTCAAACGCTCTATCTGCCAAGCTAGGAACACGATCCATACTAGTATCAGTTGGGTCATATTCTTTCCAACTTTCGCTATTTGTTTTTCTTCCTGCGATACGATTTTCTAATACACTTTTAAAACTACTTGCGTTTAATGTGATTGTAAAGTTGTCGTTTTGGTCTTGTCTTTCTTCACTAATGTTGTAGTTGGTAACAATACCAGTAAACCTATGAGCATTGCTTGTAAGAACATAATTGTTATCATAGAAACCTCTTGTAATTTCTAATTTACTACCACGTATCAATGAACCCAATACAACAGCCATGTTGTTGCCATCAATACCACTTAAGCTTATACTTGTATCAGCACTGGTAACACGAATGTCTCTTTGTTGTACGCCAATTGCGAGCAATCCGCCTAATGGCGTGTAATCTTGTCCATTAATGTTTTCAGTCTTATAACTACTACTGAAAGTATAGACATTGTTGTTTGCTGTGTTACCATACTCATTGTAAATTGTTAATTTAACAAACTCTGCATTATTTACAAGTGCTTTGTTATTTGCTACTGCTGGGATATTATCCATTATGCTGTCCCCACGAATTCAAAAAGCTGAAAGCTATCACTAAACTCTAGTAATGCATTGTTAGTTGTTGTTGTGCCATTACCTACATAGCCACCTGGAATAAGCTTGTAAACGGGCATATTAGGGCAGAACATTTTGAACTGACAATTGTTACCAACGATGATACCTTCACCAGTTAGTGTACCTGTTAGTATGTTTGGTCTGTTAGTAGTTACAACAACTGAACCAGAACTGCCACGCAATACTTGTGTTGTGCTAGTGAATGGATAAGGATATTCGTTCAATGAACCAATCTGTATCAAATCATTAGGCTCAAACAATACCGTTGATGCGCCGGCTGGTAACCCACTTACATTCAATGTTAGTGTGCTACCGGTAAAACTAGTAACTGTAACTCCTGAATTTATTTGTGCTGTTGAATATGCACCTTGATAACGAAAGATCCAACTTAAGCTAGGAAGATTACTAAATGTAATTACTTCTGGTGTAATTCTATCTAACAAATCTAATGCTTCCATCAAATCTCTTGCTTGACTATATCTAAAACGATTAGGCATATCAAGTGTAAACTTCCAGGGATTCTTTGTTGGTGTTTGACTTACACGAGGTATTTCATTTCGTGTATATTGAATGCCAACTACTTTGCGACGGTCAATTTGTAGACCATTACTGTAATTTAATATTGTTTGTAACCCTGCCATATATTTCCTTATCTGCTATAACTTAATTCTTTTTGTGCTAATTGCACTGAGCCAAATAATGTTCTGCGATTCTCAGCAAACAATTGAGCTACTGATTTGGCATCAAT